ATATTCGTTCGAAGATTCCACGACCGGGGTAACGATCACCTCCTGCCTCAGGGGTTCGTCAATTACCTGCTCGGTGTGGATGTGATCCCGCAGGTTCCCTGTTAGGACCGGGACATATTGCTTCGCCGCCGTCTCAAATAACAAACCGGCCTCGGACACGCCAAACTTCAGACCGGCTCGCGCACCCTCGAGCAGATACTTGATCTTCAGATCCAGACCGGGCATGGAAACTGTAGCGGTGAGCCTCATAACGTCTTCACCTGACACGCCAAGCGCGTCTGCTTGCCGGTCACCTTCTGCGAGGACCATTCGACCGCCAGAATGTCGTGCGGGATTCCGTCGATCACCGCCTGATGCCGCTGTTCGATCTGCGGGAAGTATCCGTACAAGAGCACGTGCGATACGCTGCGCTCTTTCGTGTACTTCGCCAGCTTCACTTCGTCGGTGACGTCGGGACGGATCACCGTCATCACCGCTTCCATGCACGGGATGTTGGTCAGTTCCGCCGAGATGTCGACGTAATCCGCGGGGTCAAGATTCTGCCCGCCCTGCGCGTTAACGGTGTCCGGTGGTTCCTGGATGGTGCACAGCGAAACAAACAGACCCGTCGCGAGCGCCATATCCATGACTTGCGACACGTCAACGGTCTGCTGATTCATACGCCTAACTGCCTTGCAGCCTGATTCCAGAAGCGCTGCTGAAACGACCACGCGTTATTGACTTGCTCGATGATGACGAAGGCCCCGGAGTTGTCATCCGTGTCGCGATAACTCTGCGCTTGTGCGCGTAGCTGAAGCGCCACGTCTTTCATGCTCGAGAGCTTCACATCCAGCAATTCGATGACGCCTTGAAGACGCGATTTATTCGAAGCCAGCGAATCGAGCGCGAGCGCTGCCGCCCGCAGGTAATTGGTCGGGGGACTCGGTAATACCGCTTGCCCGCCGGCCGCGCTGTAAAACTGCGAACTCTGCCAGACGTTCGACGCGAGCGCCATGAAAGCTGTGATCTCCTCATCCGAGAAGATCGGGTTAGCCGCATCGGTGTCCGCTACCAAGAGCCGGACGTAGCCGATGTTCGACGGGAGTATGTAGGTAAAAGACACGCAAATCAAAAGAGCGCCGCCCCACCTCGCCAGAGATCGGACAGCGCTCAGCATTCCTTCCCCGTTAGGTCGCGCGTCCGGTGCTCGCTACCGTGGTCTGGCCCGCGATCTGCTTGCCGCCATACACCGACAGCACTTTCATTTCCTGCGCCATCGTGTAGAAGTCACCGAGCTCCGGCGCCACGCCGCCGCCCGCGCGCATGGTGTTCGGAACCTTCTGGAACAACTGCGGAACTTCGAAGCCCCGGAGGAATCCGAACTCCATCGCCGGCCGATTCTGCGCACCCGGATCCAGGGTGATTCCCCACATCGTGTCCTGCGTAGTCGCCGTGGTGCACACGAGCCGGATAAACGGGTTCATGATCGGAACCAGGTTCTGCACCATCCAGTTGTTGACGTTCACGAACTGCGAGGGGAAGCCCTGCGCATTCGCCACGCCGCCGTTGACCGAGAGCTGAACGCTCAGCATGTGCATGAGGTTCTGCACTGTGGCCGCGTAATGCGGCCCGTACCAGAGATACATCTTGCCGGTCAGGATGATCGGGTATCCGTCTGCGTCAACCTGACGCGCGAGAACCGTGAAGGCGTCCTGCAATCCCTGTGCGTCGAGGATCGGGTTATTGCTGGCCGCGCCGTTGGTCTGGATGATTTGGTTCTTATTCGCCGTGGTGTACAGCGTGGCGTTGGGACCGTTCGCGTCGACATACAATCCCGTCAGGAACAATTCGATGCCGCGGTTGGCGCCGATGACTAGGCGCTGGCCGAGGTCGGTGAAAACGCCGAGGTCATCATTGACCATCGCTTCCCATACGACGCGGGTGAACGCCTCGTACTTCTGCGGTGCGTACTGGATCAGCGTTTGCGGACCCAGCACCTTTTCCTTGGGCTGTGCGCCAGGCGGAACGGCTTCCGGTGGGGTCGCCGCGCCATCCATCAGGTAGCGCGAGACGTTGCGGAAGTCCGTCAACGGGTGCATGCGGACCATCGGCTTCGAGAGGATCGGCGTCGCATCCCAGTAGCCGTACAGGATTCGATCCAGGACGTCGAGCGTCAGAATCGAAAAGTCCGTGATCGACATGCCGCCGATCGGAGCTTCGCGAAGGTTGATGAGGCCGGGATAGCTTTCCTGGATCTTCACCATCGCAGACGCTTCCGTGGGGCGGAAGGCCTGCTTCAGGAAGTAGCGATCGGTTCGCCCTTCCGAGACGTCGACGATGAGCCGCGCGGCCTCGCGAACGCGTTTGCGATGCGCGGTTTGCGCGTTGCGCTGCGAGGCCATGAAGCCATCGATGTTGAGCCCGGCATCCGGGTCGAACCGGGCGATTTGTTCTGTGATTTGGGGTCGCATGTGATCTCCTTAGAGCCCGTGGGGACCATCGCCCATCGGATTGATTTTCACCGGCGCCGTGGTGCTGGTCGCACCGGACGCGATGGTTGAAGCCGAAAACGCGTTGACCGGGAAGAAACACCCGAAGGGAACGTTTCCGCGTGTCTTGTCGATCGTGAGGTTGTAGGTCACGTTCGTTGTGGGGTCGAGCGTTCCCGAAGCGTACAGTTGATCGCCGGGAAGAATTGCGAGCCCCGATACCGGGGACATGGTGGATTGCCCGATCACCGTGAGCGCGTATACGCCCTCGAAACAGAAGGTTGTTCCTCCGGTGACTGAGGAGTAATTGTCGATCGCTACGGCCGGCTGATTGCCGATCAGAACGGCCATGCCCTTGGTGACTGCCGAGGGGCAGAGGAAAAATCCTACTGACCCATCGGGTGCAAGTTGGTTAAGCATTATGCAACCTCCCGGTATTTGGCAGCCGATTTCGCAGCCGCTTCACTCAGGCCGAACCGTTGGAACACGTCGGCCGCATCCTTTTCGTCCAGTTCGCGCTGGTCGCGATCGCGCTTCTGTGCCTCGACGATCTTGGCCGGGTCGGTTTCGGTGTTTACCGAAGTCCCCATGCCGATCACCCGTCCGTTTCCGGTGAGCGATTGCACATAGGCCGCTTCGCGCTTCGCCTCGGCCGTCACCAGTTCGGTGAACTTCGCGGTATCCAGCACGCCGTCTTTCACCGGCAACTCACCGCGGAGAACACTTTCGATGACGCGCTGCTTGGAAGCTTCGCCAAGAGCTAGGCCCGACAGAGCTTTGGTCGCTTCGACGGTTGCGTCTCCCCGAAGTGCGCGTGCCTCAAGAGCTTTCACAGGATTGGTGCTCTGGGTGAGCGTCTCCTGCAATTTGGTGATGGTTTCGAGCAGAGGCTTGGTCGCTTTTTCGACAAGAGCCGTTACGTCCTTCTCTTCCATTTCGGTCGTCTCCTTTTCGTTTGGCTTTGCAGCCTCGGTGAGAATCATTCCCCCAGCACCGGCACGCGTTACCACGTCCACCGATTCCGCACTGGTCAATTCCTTGAGTACCGGAAGTCCATCTTTCGACTTGCCGGATTCCGCGTTTCCACTTGCTCGAATGCTCATGCCGACGTGCGGGGCTTTTTCTTCGACAAGCTGGCCGTGATCCGCGAACACCTTCATCCGCGCGTAGAGCCCGGGTCCTTTGGCGTGGGTTTCGTGATACGTGGCCGTGGTCGAAAGCACCCCAGCGAGATTCTTCACGTCGCCCTCCGGCCGCTGCGATTCTTCCGCCTGCGTCGGGTGGTTCAGGTAGACGTGCGTTCCGGCCTTGAACACCTTCGGACCGTCACGCTTCAGAACTTCGGCGGGATAGAACGCGCTCGAGCCTTTGCCTGGCGCGATGAGCTTGATTTCGTAATCGGCCTTGGCTTCTTTCAGGACGATGCGTTCGAGAGTGGCCGCGCTTTCGAACAGCTTCAGATCCTGGACCTTGCCCGCCTCGGCAATGGTCTGCGTGCCTTCGGTGAGCGTGACGCGGATACCGGTGTGGCCGAGCTTTTCAAGACGCTCCTGAAACTTCCGGGTGAGCGCTTCCAGATTTGGCATTAAGGGCGAGTATGCAAGAGCGTTTCACTTGAAACAACAAACGGCTGAACAAATTTAGTAAACTGCAATCTCATGGCAGCCCCCAAATCCCCAGAGAAGTGCTCGAATACCGGATGCTCAAATGCGCTCGATACGACCGGAACTCCGAAGTGGTGCAAGGAATGCCGCGCGCGTTACCAGCGGGAAAACAAGGCTCTGCGGATGTCGCGCGCCGAGTCCGAGGGTTACTATCGCGGCTACCGGGAAGGAGTCAACGCGCTGCGAAAGCTGCTGATTGATGAACTGGTTACCGCTGGTGCCGGGATGATGCGCGCGAATGAAGTCGCAGTCTGGATCGCCTCGATCGCTACGCCGACGCCCACGCTTAGCGAAGAATCAGAATCTGATGAATCGCAGACCAATGACGCAGCCCGTGAACCTGCTGCGGCTTCCAAGTAACGCCGCATTCTTCGTGCGTCCACTCGGTTGCTTCGTCCAACATGCCGGCGAGTAGCGCGGCATTGAGCGCCGCCGAACAGCATTCGTCGTGATCGTGCGATTGCAGCATCAGCCCACCGCCAGCCCCATTCGAAACGAGAGACTACACATGCACCGCGGATGAGCTGTGGGCGCCTGGTGACCACTCCCGAACGGCATCGATTGGGGAATGTAGCCCTCGGCCGCATTCGCTATGCAAACCGGGCACGCTTCGCCTTGAAGGTTCCAAGCCTTCTCGACGCCAGTTCCCATTTCAGAAAGCGCCAACGCGCCCATGTTGAAAGCGTCGCCCACTTCCGTCATTGCGATCAGTTGCGAGCGCTCCTGAATATCCGAGAATGCTTTCGTGAGCCCGTCCTTCGCGATGCGATCTTCGGTTGTGCGATCGATTCCCGCAAGGAATAGCGCCGGCATGATGATCGACGTGCGATAGTTCAGGCCCAGCTCGGCCGCGGCGAGCCCCCAGCCGTCGCGTGTGGCCGTCGTCAGGATGCTTTCCATCTGAGCTTGCGCCTTCAGATCCTCAGGGTAGAGGTTCAGCGATTCCCCGCTGTTTTCCTCGAGCCATCGCTGTTGCCGGCGAAAGCGTCGCCGGAGTAGTTTCGCAAGCGCGATAATGGCCGGCGTGACCATGAGCGCCCTGGCTCCGCGGGTCAGGTCCTCACGCACTGCGATCGCTAATGCGAGATCGGTCACTTCTTTTCGAGCAGCTTCACCATCAGGCTCGCCCGGTGGACGGCTTCCGTCATCGCGGTTTTGTCGCCGGGTGCGGGAGCAACTACCGGCTCCGGGTTCATGTCGCGTTCTGCGTCGTAGTTCGGGAACATCGCGTCCAACAGATCGCCGTAATCTTCCACGCCGAACGCCGCATACAGCATCCCGACGCCTTCTCGCTCGTCGATCCCGATTACGCTTTGGGTTCCGAGGGTCATCGCGTCGACAATGGCTTTCACGCGGATTGGCAGATCGTCTTCACGAATGGCCGGGAAGTTCACCTTCACCACGATCTCTTGCTCTGGTTTCTTTCCAGCGGCCTCGCGCATCTTTCTCAGGGATTCGCGGACTTTGCGCGGAGTATAGACGCGGGTTCCGTTAGGCAACGTGACGCGATCGCATTCGATCACGCGATAGGCTTTCTTCTCGACGAGCATTCCCGACGCCGCGCCCTTGCTCACGTTCAGCACGTAGGTCGCAATGGTGATGAGAATTTCGCGCCAGCGTTCCTGCTGCTCAAGCATCCCCAGTTCTGTCGGACGATCCAGCGTCGTAGCCGTCGCTAGATTCGCCGTTTCCATGTCGCCCAGCATGGTGGGCGGGATTCCGAATACCAACGCCACAGCGCAGAAGTACTCGCGCGCTTCTTTAGGGTCGCCTCCGGCCCCGCGGGTGTTGAATGCCGCAAGCTGCGTGCCGGGTCCGCTGGCGAAGATTCCCCCGTTGACCGTAGGCGGGTTCAAGTCCCAAAGGCTCGATGCTCCCGGCGCCGTCGCCACGCTGGTCTGGATCTGCTGCTTCATTCCCTCCATCGCTTGCTGGCCGCCCTTGGTTGTGAGCGTCATCGCAAATTGGGAAAGCGCCTGGCGAATGGTCGCGCAGGCCTCGAGCCATCGTCGGCCGGCCTTGGCCCAATCCAGGGCCGCATAAGCCTTGGGGCAGTCGAAGTGCCACTTTGCGACACCGGTTCCGCCCTTCATATGGATCACCGGGCAGCCCCACATCACCTTCCACGTGTTGATGGTCGGAGGTTTGATCGGGGGATCGTATCCCATGGCCGGGTAGTACGCGTCACGCAGCGCGATGACCGATTTACCCGTGAGTGGGTCGAACGTTTTCATACTCCATCGCCGGTGATAGAGCCACGGCGTATCTGTGTCCTCCGGGTCAGTCTCGATTTCGAAAATCTCCGTGGCGTCGATCGTGCGGATCTTTGTTTCGCCCGTGTTTTCCGTGTCGCTGAACAGCACAAAGAATACCTGCCCGTCGTAGAGCAATCGCTTCTGAAGATCAGAGAGCGCCGCGAG